GACCTCGGAAAGGACCACCACAACCCCGAGTGCACGTACGTCGGGGAGAAGCACAAGCACTCCTGGTCCGAGCTCTACCGCGACAAAGAAGCCTACGTCCCGAGGGACATCACCGCACTTCCCACCGAGCCAGTCCGAGTCTGGGAGCAGTTCTGCGCCGAGGCCCGCATCACGCACGCAGGGGTGCTCCACGACCCGCCGCCGGTCCAGGAGGAGTTGCTATGAGCCTCTGCGAGAAGCTCCGGAGTGAGATGGGCGTCCTGTTCGCCTGCGGGGAGCACGGCAACTACGTTCGGGTCAGGACTCCCTACCTTTATCCGGATGGAGACGTGATCGACGTCTTCCTCCGCCAGAGCGCCGGGGAGATGATCACGGTGACCGATCTGGGGGAGAGCCTGCGGTGGCTGCGCCTCCAGACGATCGCCACTCGCCGCTCAGCCAAGCAGCGCCAGCTCCTCGGCGACATCTGCATGAACCATGGTCTGGAGTTGTTCAAGGGGCAGCTCTTGACCCGGCTCCAGCCCACCGAGTCGCTGGCAAAGGCCGTCACCCGGCTGGCTCAAGGCTGCCTGCGGGTCGCCGATCTTTGGTTCACCTTCCGGGCGCGCAGCGTCGAGACGGTGACGGACGAGGTGGCGGACTTTCTGGTCGAGAAGCAGTTCCCCTTCGAGCGGGGGGAAAGCCTGCCAGGACGATCCGGGCGGATCTGGCGGCCCGACTTCCATGTCCGACCTCCCCGACGCAGCTCGCTGGTCTACGTCCTAGCGACCGGCAGCCGGGCGGCGGCCAAGCCCATAACCGAGCACGTCCTTGCCGCCTGGTACGACTTGTCCACCTATAAGGTCGGTCCCTCGGCGCTCCATTTCGTCTCCCTCTTCGACGACACGGTGGACGTCTGGAACGAAGAGGACTTTCGCTTGTTGAGTGACCTCTCCGAGATCACTCGCTGGTCGAACCAGGATCAGCTCAGTCAGGTGCTGGAGGCAGCATGAGCGAACGATTCGTGAGGACCGTCCCATCCATGCTGGAGGCGGGGCTCCCCTGCTCCTCTCTGTCAGCCGAGTGTCTGGCGGACAACGATGCCAGGCAGCGTCCACCCCAGAATCGTCTGCACATCTGGTGGGCTCGACGTCCCCCGACCATCTGTAGAGTGGCTGCGTTGACTGCTCTGCTGCCGTATGATGAGCCGCTAGATTGCCCAGCAGCCGCTACCTTCGACCCGCCGGTGGATGACGAGCACCTGGCCGCCCTGGGAAGCAAATTTCGTGGAAATTTGCTCTTCTATCAGTCTCTGCTGAAGTCGATCCCTCCTACCGATTTACCTGAGGTACACCAGAGATTGCTGCTGTTCCTGCGTGTTTTTGGAGATCCCGCACGCTTCGCCAAGCAGAAAGAGACTGCCCAAGAGCAGGGGGTTCAACTACCGGAGCCATTCAGCCGGTTCCTGTCCAGTAAGCGGGACGGAACGATTCCCGAAGACATCCTCCAACATCTGAACCGTGTCTCGGCCAGGTATCTCGGGCTCCCACTCGGCGAAGCACCGGTGGTTCTCGACTTCATGGCCGGCGGCGGGGCGATCCCCCTGGCGGCAGTCCGCTACGGCGCACGGGTTTTTGCCAACGAGTTGAACCCAGTGGCCTCCTTGGTCCTGCGGGCTACCCTCCAGTACCCGGCTCGGCATGGGCAAGGTTTGATGCCCCGCTTCGAGGCCTTTGCTCGGCCGCTGCAGGAAGCGGTGCAGAATCGCCTCGCCGGCTTTTTCCCCATGCCTCCCATCACCGAATGGTGGGCCGATGTGGCGGAACGAGCGCACCAGAGGTTTGGCTCCCGCAATGTCGTTTCCATCGCTCCTGATCGAAACGCACCCCAGAAGAAGAACACGTACCTCTGGCTCAGAACGGTCGAGTGCCCCTCTTGCAGGTTGCACATCCCGCTTTCCACCAATCTTCAGCTCAACACCAAGGGCAAGAGCGAAGGTCACGTCGCGGCCTTTCCCGAGGTCCCTGCTCGGGGCCAGGGAAACGTCTGCACCTTCCGGATCGTGCGCAAGGCTGAGTGGGAAAGCTGTTGCTGGCCACTCCCCGGCTTCACCCACTGGCATCCCCGGGATACGACTACCTTCAAGGACGGCCGCGCCCTCTGCCCCCGCTGCGGGCACGTGATGGATGGCGACCAGGTGAAGGAGATCGCACGTTCCCGGCCGGGTGGGCTGCCGTCCCAGATGTACGCTGTGGTTTCCAAAGTGCCTGTTTTACTGACGTACAAGGACGGCTCCACCAAGACCCGCTACCTCTGGCGGTTCCGTGTTCCCACCCAGGCCGACCTCGACGCCGTTGCTGCCGCCGAACTGGAACTGGCGAAATTGATGCCCCGCTTGGAGGCCCTCGGCCTCCTTCCGAACGAGGAGATAGCGGAAGGGGAAAAGACGAAAGAGCCCAGGAACATGGGGATCACTCGCTTTCGTGACTTCTTCCTTCCTCGTCAGCTCCTGACCAACATGGTCATCTTGGAGGAAATCCGGACCGCTTCGGACCGTGCCCGAGCCGAGCTCCCTCCGGCAGAGGCTGAGGCGGTCAGCGTCTATCTCGCCTTTCTACTGAGCAAGGTGATCAACTACAACAGTGTGAACACGTTTTGGGACTACACACGGATCAAGGGAACGCAGACCTTTTCCCGGCACGATTTTGCTTTTCGTGCAGCCTTTTGCGAGTACGAGGGTTCCCAAGAGGCCATCCAGTGGGCTACTCCGCAGATCATCGACGCCTATCAAGGACTGGCGGCCCTCATCCACGGCGGCGAGTTGTATCTAGGCGGGGACGATGAAGACGAGGATGGCGTAGAGAGCGGAGGCACGAACGGAGAATTTTTCGCCGATGACGAGGAGAGCGGGGAGGAAGTTGACAGCAGCTCGGCTAACGCCGTCCAGGCTGTCTCCGGGGGCCTCCGCCCCGAGATCATCGTCCCGATCGTGACCTGCGAGGATGCTGCCGCACTCTCGACGCCGGCTCCCGGCACGGTGCATCTGATCTGCGTAGATCCCCCTTATTACAACAACGTCCAGTACTCGGAGCTGTCCAACTTCTTCTATGTCTGGCTGAAGCGTGCTCTCGGTGACATACCTGGCCTGGCCCACCTGTTCCGTGAGCCCCTGGCCGAGTCGAACCGAGAAGCCGTGGCTAATGCCGCTCGCTGGCAGCAGGAGGCCGATCGGGAGCTGGAAGCCTGGCAGACCAGGTACGACGCTTTCTACAAGGAGCTAACGAGCCGGAAGGTCAAGGTCAAAGAAGCCAAGCCCCAGGCCTTGGCGCTGGCCGGGCCGAAGCCGATGACGGCCAAGGAGCTCGCGGACAAATTCTACGAGGACAAGATGGCCTCGGTCTTCCGCCGTGCCCGGCAGCTCCTGCACCCGGCTGGCCGCATGGTCGTGATGTTCAACCACAAGCAGACCTGGGCCTGGCGCTCCCTCGGTATGGCGCTCATCCGGGCTGGCTTCGAGATCCGCAGCTCCGTCCCCATCCACACTGAGGCCGAGTCGAGCCTGAACATCCGCGGCCTCGATGCGGCCCGCAGCACGGTGCTGCTGCTGTGCATGCCCCGGGAGGAGGTCGACCAGCCGGTCGGCAACTGGGGTACCGTCCAAGGCAAGGTGGCAGCCGCTGCTCGATCCGCTGCCGAACGGTTTCAAGGCCAGGGCCTGGCAGGAACCGATCTGTATCTCTCCGCCCTAGGCCCCGCTATCCGCCAGGTGGCGGCCAACTGGCCGGTGACCGACCTCGCGGGTCGTCTGGTCGATCTGGTCGAAGCCCTCGACGAAGCCTACAAGGCAGTGGGCCAGTGGCGGTTGGGCCAGATCCTGGCCGACCTGAGCAAGATGCCAGACTTCGGCGAGGCCACTTCCTCCTTCTCCGCCGAGGGAGCCGACCGGGACACCCAGACCCTTTGGCTCTGGCTCGATACCTTCCAGGGCGAAATCGCCCACACCGACGATGTCCGCAAGCTAGCCAAGTCTCTCGGCGTGGACCCCGAGGTCTTCGGCAAGATGGGGCTGCTCCGCAAGGACAAGGAAACTTTCGTTCTGCGCTCCCCCTTCGAGGTGGACCTGCGCCTGGTCGCACTTCGCCTGAAGGGTGAGGTCGTGGACCGGGGGCGAGGACGGTCCAGTCGGGAGGCCGATGTCTGGGAGGAACGGACCTTTCCCAACTTCGTCGGTGCGGCGGTCTGGAATGCCATCACCCTGATGCACGGCTCGGAGGAGGGACCAAGGGGCGTGGAGGCCCTGAGGCGTTGGCTCGTCGAGTCTGGATACGGTAGCCAGCCCGAGTTCTTCGGCGCTTTCGCCGTGACCCTGCACCTGCTGGAACGGGTCTTCAGCAAGAATCCCGAGGGCAACGTCTGGCACGACTCGGCCAGCCAGGCCAGAAGGGCCTGGAATCTATTGCTGAAGAACTGGCGGATCTGAGCCGATGAGCTTCCGTGACTTGACCGGGATGCTGCGGCGGTACTCGGGGACTTCCGGGGAGTTGGTCAATGGTTTCTACGTTCCAGTCCTGCGGGAAGCCGTGCAATACGACCGGCAGACCGGGTACTTCGACTCAGCATCCCTGGTGCAGATCTCAGCCGGGCTTGCGGCCTTCATCCAACGGGTGCGTAACCTCCCCACCCCCCCTGACAGGAAATCGCGGATGAGGTTGGTCACCGGAGCCACCTGGGAGCCGGATGATATTGCCGCCTACCAGCGGGGACAGTCGGCCCTGCAATGGAGAGCACCGCCGGACCCAGCGTCGATCGTCGTCGAGCCAATTCGTGAGACCGGCGTTCAGTCGTTTCTTGAAGCGGTGGATGCAGATGTTGTTCCGCGTGCCGCCACCACCACCAAGTCCTCATCAACGCCCGATTCCATCGTTGACGATCGGCCGCCGACTCCCAAACGACGCTCAAAGCGGGGATTCACGCATGCTGAATACCTGGCAGTCGTTCAGTGGATCGAGGTTGCATCGGAGCCGCAGACGGCGACGGAGCTTGCTGAATTGTCCGAAGTCGATCGGCCGACCGTGGTGAGGGTGGTCAAATACCTTGAAAAGTGTGGCGTTGTCATTCGCCAGCGGTCCAAGGGCGGGCGAGGTAATGAGGTGAAGTGGGTTCCTCAGTTCGATGAATCGAAACCTACGGATGATGGGCAGGAGATGAAGCCATGACCATTCTGCGCAGTCTGTTTTATATCTTGTCCGGGCTTTTACGTGGGACGCTGGTGCATCATCAGCCTGCGACTCCACGTCGATTTCGTTGTTGTGCATGTGGAGCGCTTGCCGATCTCCACTACTCCTATCCAGTCCACCGCGACGACGGAGCCGCGGAAGACGAGACGTCGATCGTTTGGATCTCCTATCGGCCGCAACGTCGGTGCAAATGGTACTGCCGGTCGTGTGCGGTCCTCGAGGCCGAACAGCTCAAGGAAGCAGGCGAGATGGAGCATGCTGCATTGCTGCATGCAGCATTGGAGGAACATGACAAAAAAACGAAATAGGCGTCGAACCGTTGTCAAGGACGTCATTCGTCTTCGCCCTCCGAAGGGGTCCTGCCGGTGCATTCACGACGAGTACACGTGTGAGTGCGGAGAGAGGATGCCAGCGTGCGCCGATCAGTGCCCGTACTGTGGGCGACCACACCGGGCGATCCTCGACGGGGGGTGCTGCGCGGACTCTCGACTGGAGTTGGCTTCCCCATGCGCGCAGTGACCGTTTTCGAGCGGCCGCGCCCCGGTCTATTCGAGGCAGGGGTGACGTAGGTAGCGAAAGCCCTCAACTTCCATCTCGATCACAGTGGCTTGTGCGGCGTATTGTCGGGTGACGGTTTTCACGCAGCAATGATGACGCGATCGTTAGTTGAACTAACAGAAATGCGATCTATCGGCGCAACCAGCAGCACGAATTTCCATCTCCATGTGTATCCTCTTTCGTTCGTGCCTCCCAGGCCAGTCTCCCCGGTCAACCATTTGGTTGACCTCCGAGAAAAGTTGGGCGCCCCAGGCTTTCTGCCCGGCCCGATCGGTCGCATGGCGTTGTTGGTGGAAATGAATTCCCGTTCGGGGTTTGTTTTGTGCGTCATTCCCGTGTCGTTTTCGTGCCAGTTTTGTTGCCTGGTTTCGGAATTGGTTTCCTTTCGATTCGAGACCGAATGCGAAAAAAAGGTGTGTGGCGCCGTTGACAAATAGCGAACCATGCTCATGTTGAAAGAGAAGGACGAAGAGCATGACGCAAGACACCCAGATCGCAACCCAGACGCCTTCCAGCCGCAAATTTGGCGTCGAAATCGAAACGTATGGGCTGAGCAACTCGGAAGCGGCCAGCGTGCTGGCTCGGTTTTTTGGGGCTGGGGAGCCCAGTTACACGGGGGGAGTGTACGGCACGTATTCAGTTAGCGACAGGCAGGGGCGCATTTGGAAATGCCAAGACGATGCGAGCATCCAAAGCTCGACATCGAGCGAGATCGTGACCCCGCCGCTGTGTGGCGGCGAAGACATTGACCTCCTCCAGGGGGTGATTCGCGCCCTCCGAAACGCAGGCGCGAAGTCGGACGCTGCGCGCGGATGCGGCATTCATGTCCACGTTGACGGCGCTGGCCTTACCCCGAAGGCAGTCGCCGCCCTGGCGACGATGGTCCACAAGTACGACGGCCTTTTGGAGAAGGCGCTTCAGAATGCAGAACGAAGACGGTGGTGTCGTGTTATTCCTGAAGATACGCTGCGGCGGCTGCGGCTGGTGCGCCCAAATCAATGTCTGGACGACATCAATGCAGCTTGGTACGGATGCTTTAATTCCTCCCCAACTCACTACGATAGGGAGTTCAACACGCGTTACCGCGGGCTGAACTTGCACAGCCTTTTCTTTCGGGGAACGATTGAGTTTCGCTGGTTCAACGGCACGTTGCATGCCGGTGAGATCAAGGCGTATTTGCAATTTTGCCTTGCATTGGTTGCGCGGGCAGAAACGAAGTCGATGCCCAGGCTGAGTGTTCGGGCGGTGGACGGCGGCTCGAAGTATTACTTTCGACTTTTTCTGCTGGATCTTGGGCTCGTCGGCGACGGCTACAAGACCTGCCGTCGGCACTTGCTGAAGAACCTCGAAGGGTCGGCTGCATGGCCGGGGGCCCGCAGGGTTGCCTAGCGCAAATGGGGACATTCGGATGATGTATTTCGCATATGGTTCAAACATGGACGGGATGCAGATGGCGAGGCGGTGTCCCGAATCGAGGTTGGTCGGCCATGCGGTCCTCCGTGACCACCGCTTGCTGTTCGGCTGGTATAGCCCCCGTTGGGGCGGTGCGGTGGCTACAGTCGCCCGGAAGGCGGGCAGCGTGGTTCCTGGCATGCTGTACGAGATTGGGCGCCACGACTTGGGCAGCCTCGATGTGTACGAGGGACACCCAGACGTCTACGATCGGTGCTGGAGGGTCGTCAGCGGTCCTGGTGGTCAGCAGCGGGCAATCGTTTATTGTCTCAAAAACTGTGTTTTTGGATTCCCGTCGGAGTCCTACCTGGAAGTGATTCGTTCCGTCTACCGCGACCATGGCTGGGACGAGTCAGGTCTGAATGTCGATGGTGTGGTTCGAGTGTTCGTCTACGGTACCTTGCTCTTCGGTGAATCGAATCACCGACTGTTGGCGGGCGCCGCGTTCGTTGGTCGTGCGCGCACCGAGCCAGCGTTCGATCTCGTGAGCCTCGGCGCCTATCCGGCAATGCTTGATGGGGGCAGGACAGCCATCGTTGGCGAGGTCTACGAGGTGGACCGTGAAACGCTGAACGACCTTGATCGGCTGGAGGGGCATCCCAGGTTCTACCAACGTCGTTTGATCGATTTGGGCGATGGATGTAAGGCGTTCGCATACCTGATGCTCAATCGATCCGCTGTTGCTGGTTGCCAGCGCATCAAGAGTGGAAACTGGCGGCGTGTGCGCCCTGCGAGCCGTCGGACGATCTTGGCTTGACAACTATCAAACAAGACCGATTCTGATGGGTAATGGGGAATGGTCAACGACGGCGACCGAACATTGATGGGCATTTGTGCTCATGCGATGAGTTTCGTGAGATTCTGTCGGTGGCGGTGAATGTAGATGAGAAAGTGGAAGGATATCGAGTAGGAGACCTTCCGTTCGAACAGTGGCTCGATCTGTTCTTCGAGCGGCTTTACGATGTCGCCGTCACCAAATTGGCACAACGACGATGACTCCGATTCAAGTCGTCTGTGAAAGCTGTGGGCAGCCGTTTGTGTGTTGGAGGTTGCGGCGTTTTTGTTCGAGGTCGTGCTCCGTGGAGCATCGGAGTGTTCCTCATGAATCAGATCATGATGTGAAGGACGCCCCGAAAAAAAGCACTGGTGGTGTCGGGTGCGTTGTTTGCGGAAAGAAGTTCGGCGGTAAGCGAGGCGAGGTGTGCTCGGACGCGTGCCGTCGGAAATTGGTAGAGGGCGATGACCCTGTCGAAGTTCTCATCAAGTGGGTGAAGTTTCTGGTTGGCGATGTTTCGGGCGACGAGTGGTTGGTCGTGAGTACATTGCACCGAGAGAACCGTCCGCTTAAGGCTTTCGAGGTGGCATGTATAGCCAGGTGGTCGGACGCCAAGCGACCACTCATGGACAAGGCGATCATGAGGCTCGTTGATGTGGGGGTGCTTGCCAGGTTGGATGTTGATGATGTGGTCAAGTACACATTGAATACTCCGATAGCTGTGCCAGAATGTAAGTAGACACGGCACATGAGTGGGCTCGGGGTAAGAGGGCGCTGAAGCGCCCTCTTTTTTGGAGGTATGCCATGAAGATGCGGGTTGTGGTTGAGGTGTTCAACGATTCTGGGGAGAGCGCGTTCAAGGAAGAGGCAGCGTTTGATGTCTCTCGTCGAGCAAGTGGGCTCATCGAGGCAGTAAGCGGGTCGGCTGCGTCTGCATCGTTCGTGGGCAAGTCCATCATCACGGAGGCTGCTCGTATCGCCAGCGGCGTCGTTCGGTCGAACGACGGGGGTGGGTCGTCGTTGAAGTCGCCGGATTTGAGCGGCCCCATTTCTGACGCGAGGGATGCAGTGATCCGTTCGGTCATGCCGGACATGAGGGCGATTCTGATGGATGAACAGCGGTCCGGTTCCGGCAGTGGGGAACGGCCGCCAATTCGTCGGGAAATGATTTCCGCAGATGACGGGAAACCAAAGACCTAATCCGTACTCCGAAACGGATGCTGAGATCGATGCCGTCCTAAATGGGATGGCGGGGTATTTCTGTATCCAAAATCGGCGGTTGATTGTGCTTGCGAAGGTGTCACTCGGTGGCGAGCGGTATGGACATGAAAGCAGACGTGACATCGCGTCGCCCGGAATGATGCTGGTCTACAATCCGGCGAATGGGTATCGATTCGTTGTCGGGTCGTCCTTCGGGGAGTTCTATTGTCCTATCGGGTCCAGTCCACCGCCACCGAAGCATGTTCTTCAGCAGGATGGGGCGCGCAAGGGGAAGTCTAGGCATTCGTTGGCATCGGCAGATGTCAGTTTCAGCGATGATTTCGATCTTGTGTGAGGTGGTTGATGGGCTCATTGTATTGGCTTGAACCTGGATGGACCGCGACAACGTGTGCTCGTTGTGGACGGAGGATATGGCCCGACGGTGATCCGGATTGGGGGTTCTGTTACGACTGTTTTTTCCGAGCAACAGCACGAACGTGAACAGCCATGCCAAGAATATCCTGAACCGTCATTCGATATGGTGGGCGAGGGTCGTGATGAAGACCAACTTTGATGCTTCATTTCCGCCGCCTGTTCCTCAACTTCTGCTGGATGCTCCGAAGCCAAGGAAGGTGACAATCCTTCTCGCCCCGCATCCAGGACTTTCAGAGCCGTGCGTTTCAGTTGCTGACAATGAGTTCGGGGATGCGCGGCAACTTGTGAGCGACCTGGCGACTGCGATGTACACGGTCGGCGGCGTTGGTCTGTCGGCGCCGCAGATCAAGGTATTGAAGCGAGTGTTCGTGGTCGACCTGTTTGCTTCTCCACGGCGTGTGAAGGTGGATGGTCGGGAGGTTTTCGTTCCGAGGAAAGAGAGCGAACTCTTGGTGGCGGTGAATCCGGAGGTCACCTGGGAGAGTGACGAGACGGAGGTTGTTAACGAGGGATGTCTGTCGTACCCGAATGTCACCATTCCTATTCGGAGGCCAATGAGAGTGTGCGTGCGCGCCAGGTACCACACAGGTGAGTGGTGGGAGACTGAATTTACGCACCTGATCGCTCGTGCGGTTCAGCACGAGATCGATCATCTCAATGGGGTGACGATGATGGACCGAGCCGACGCGGTGACGCGAAAAGCCCGCATGAAGCAGGAGCGCAACCGGTTGCGCTTGGTTCATGGGACCAAGAAAGGCTGAAATGTAGATGGTCCGGTCAGGTGTACGTGTCATGTACTACCAAAAATTGGGCAATGTAGGGTCAGTGCGTACTGGCATCGTCGAACGACTCATCGACCAACGTGCGTTGGTTCGCTGGGACGATACTGCCCGTGTTGCCATTGTACCTGTGTCGGAACTTGTGGTTTTGAAGAACGAGGAATCGGTGCGGCGCGATAGAATCTGGGATGGAGAATCGTGATTTACGGAGAGGCGGTGTTCCCAACGCACATCCACCGTCCTGATGCCACCACGCGAGATTCGGTGCGCCAGACTGCATAGGGCGCCCGCCGTTCGTCCACCCATGAAGAGCAGGCTACACGAATGGTATCTGCGCTGAGCACCTCGGTAACGAGGGCTTTCTTCCCCTGCGCTTCGAAGATGTCTCCGACTGCGACTGCTGTGAAGTCAGTTCCAAATCCCATCACGATGTTCTCGTTGTTTTTGATGCGGACTGCGCCCACCATGTTTCGCTGTTCTGTCGGGCGGATGACTTGAAGGTCCCACGCATATCCGGTGTTGAGTGGGTGGGCGATCGTGTCTGCCATCCCGATGACGATTCGTGCATTCCCAGGTCCGGCAAATGCGATCTCGGCAGGGTTGGAACTTTGTTTGACGACATGGGCTCCATCGAGTCCGATCGTGGCTGCGATATCGCCCGGCACGACGCCTGATCCCAACTTGGCAGCGAAACGAAGCAGACATCTGTCGATGTTGACGGGATGAGGATCGTCGGAATCGTCTTGAACGGTGACGTTGATTTCGAATGCATCACCCTGACGGAATGTGATGTCTGTTCGGTGTGGCTGGACTGTGCTGCTGATCGTTGGGTACACAGCGGTTACCTCCGCGATGCCTCGGAACACCCCGAGAATGCCTGGCAATCGATATACTGTTCTTGTGATGTCGTTGAGGTTCACTAGTCGGTCCTGCTGTTGACTGTAATCGAGATGCGTTGCCTTTGGACTGCGGATGCTGCCATGAAAATCGTGCGGATGGCGCTGATGTGCTTTCCCTTTGGACCGATGACTGTTCCAACGTCACGATGATCGACCTGGATATCGTAGAACGTGATGCCATCGCCTGCGACGGGCACAACGCGAACCCGATCAGGTCTGTCGACGAGCAACCGAATCACGTCTCCCAGCGTGCCCTCAAAATTATTTTGTTTTTTCTCCTCCATCGTCGCCATCTCCTGTTGACGAATAAACATGATGCAATATTATGTGATGCAGGTTGGCCATTCAAGCAGGCATCTCACCTGCGTGAAAGGTGTTGAAGGAGGAATCAATGGCACGATTTCTGAGCACAAGCGACATGATGGATGAGATCGGCTGGGTGAAGTGTCTGCCCGATGGGGGTGGCCAGGCCGGTGCTGGTGTGTTGGCGATCGCTGGAACGGCAGCATCCCAGGCGGATGATCGGCTGGAGAAGATTCGTTCCTTCAAGAAGGAGCGGATCGAGGCGCTGAAGATGCTGCGCGCCGAGGTGCGTGCCGCGAAGAAGCGAATGCTGACATTCTACCGCCCGGATGAGGTGGATGCAGCGATCGCAGAACACCAGAAGAAGTTGGACGAGGCAAGGAAGCTGGCGGAAGCATCCAAGCCTGCGCCTGATCCTGAGGCGTCGAAGAAGTCGAAGAGGGGAGCGAAGTAACACCGCATTTGCGGAGAGGAGAAGGTGAACATGGCGAAGGCGAAGACGGCACGACAGGTTCCGACGACCACGAATCCCATCCTGTCAACGAAAGACCTGTACGTCATCGGTGATCGAGATGGCGACCCGCTCGATCACCCACTGCATCGGCGCATGCATGCACCACCGACCCCGGAGATGATCGACTCCATCGAGCAGGATGGTGTGCGCACTCCGATCGAAGTGGCATCCATCCTGGTGCTGCGGGATGAGTCCGGTCTGGTCTTGCCGGTGATGCAGGAAGAGGGGTGGGAGGATCTGTTTATCGTGGTGGATGGCGCCCGTCGCGTGGACGCTCTCAGAGAGGTCAACACGCGGTTGGCCGCCCGCGGAAAGCCCGAGATGCTGGTCAAGACCTCGGTCGTCGAGGGAGGTCTGCCAGAGGCGCTCGCAACGCGGGTGATCTCGAACGGGTTCTACCAATGCGATCCGCCGAGCGTCCGGGCTGCTCTCATGGCTGGTCTGGCCGCGCGTCGCATCTTGGTGACCGATATCGGAAGATGGTTCGGTCTCGGCGAGAAGATGGTTCGCAACTACCTGAAGGTGAACAAGGCGGTGGCCGAGGTCAAGGCGGCGGTCGACGCTGGGCAGATCACGCTCACACAGGCGATCCAGTGGGCTGACATGCCAGCCGATGAGCAACGTGCGGAATTGACGAAGACGCTCACGCCTCCGGAGTCGAAGAAGAGCCGTGAGGAAGGCGGGGAAGGCGGCGAAGGTGGGGAAGGCGTCAAGGGGTCTTCCACCGAACCGAAGAAGCCGAGCAGGAAGACGATCCGCTCGATCATCGCGCTCGAGGGAGCAGACGAAGTCCTCCCGGCAGGTTTCCTGTCTGCACTGCGGTGGGTGGATGGGGCGGAATCCGCAGACGATATCCCCGGTTTCCGTGACATCCTCAACAAGATCGCCGGGAAACCCGCCGCCAAGCGTGGACGCAAGCCGAAGAAGTAGTTTCTCTCGCCTCGCTCGTTTGTTACTATCGTCTTCGAGGTGCAATGATGGCCGTCGAGACCACATTCGAAGTATTTGTTCAGTTGCTGAAGGAAGCGATCGACGATTCGACCGATCTCTCCGACACCATGAAGGTGGCGCTGAAGGCGCGGGCTGACGCGTTGACGAGAACACAGCTCGTCAAACTTTCGGCGGGGAATGTGCTGTCGAGCACCAACGTGACTGTGAGCGTAGCGACGGACTCGATGACCGTTGCCGATGGTGATTCGGGGCATGTGATCTTCGATCTGATGGAGTTCGATACTCCGGTGAGGATCGAAGGAACGCATGGGGAGGTGGGGGCGTTGGTCGGGCACGTTGGTTTGGGGACAAATCCCCCTGTCGACAACTCCGATATGACGCTTTCGTATCGTTTGGGCAGTACAGGAACGTTCGTGGCTTTCCGACAAACGACGGTTCTCCCGAGTGTCTCGGAAATTCAGTTCCGGCTCGATGTGGCGGTGCAGACCGGCGACCATGACATTCCTCAACTGCACGCGGTTGCCGAACAGCTCTGATTCGAGGCAATAATTCGATCCTATTGATCTGTCGAATGGCAGATGGGGACGGAGTGTACCTTGGGTGTTGGGTTGGGATAGGAGGGACGATGAGTAGGAAATTTATTATCGGGGTTTTGTTCTTGCTGGCCGCAATGGCTGTGGCGATTTTGATCATCTCGTTGTCCAACGGATGCTCGACTGCTTCTCGCGTGGTGCTGCAACCGGCGATCAAAATTGGAGGGGAAGCAACGGTCGACGAGTCCGATGATCATGGTCTTGAACCAGATGTGTTTGCTGTCGCATCTGTGGATGTTTCCACGGTCGATTCCTCTGGTCGGAGTGAGCTGGTGTGTGCGATCAAGCAGTGGTCTGGTTCTGCCCCGTGGTGGGAATGCGGAGTGAAGGTTACTGTCGGTTCGACGGAGCATGAACAACTGGCAGCTCTGTACGCTGATCAGTTGTACGATGCTTCCAGTTGGTATCGGCACGATCCGTACTTGCTGTCTGGTTTGGTCCAGCAGGAGAGCGGGTTCGATCGTTGCCAGATTGGGCGACCGTCACGGAAGGCTGCGGGTCTTGTGCAACACCCGACACAAGAACAGGTTCTGTCCAGGTTCAAGAATATGCGTCATGGTCGTCGTGTCGATGCGGGTCTCGCGCAATTTCTGTGGCCATGGGGCTCGCCATACGGAGTGACCGAGGGTGTAGGCTTGGAGCAAGTGCTGGGGCTCAAATGGTCAGTAGATGCGCTGGGATACACGTTGGACCGTGGGCGACGGACAGCTCGGGGGACCAAACGAGATGGTCTGCGCGTCCTTCAACCGTCTGAGTGGTATTTTGTTCGGCACCGGACGCCATATGGTTGGTCTGGGCGATACTATCACGCGGTTACGTCGAAGGCGGAACGGCTGCGATCCCTGTCAAAACGATGCGGTTAGTCGGCGATTGTACCGTGTCGTGTGTTCGAGAATTCTGATCGTTTTCTAGCATTCTGTTGACAAAAGCCAATCCATGACGATTATTTAACTATGGATCGTGAGGCGTTACTGCGTCAGACGGGAGTGAATGCCATGGCGAGTACGAGGGATGCGCGAGCCGCCGCGCGCAGAAAACGGCGGGATAGTTCTCCAGCGCGCCATCTGTCGGCGGTGTGGAAAGAGGCGATGATCAATCGCTTCGGGATCGGAGTATTCGTCCAGCCATGGGGTGGCAAGGACGTGAGTCTGATTTCGAAGATGGTTGCGGAGAGCGGTGTCGAGACTGTCGAGAGGATGATCAAAACCTTCATCAGTGGCTGGAGGCAGCAGACTGACATCCCGACGGTCGGGTTCATGTGGGCGACGAGGGGAAAGATCCTCAACGCGGAGATCGGTGTGATCGGGTCGGCGAAGTCGAGGATCGAGTCCGGTGAGCACAACGAGGCTGTTGCATCGGCCGATCCCAAGGACGGTTGGGGGGATGTGTTCGACGAGGTGCCTGCTGCTACGAAGGTCGAAGATGCGGTCGAGTTGAGCAGTCCACCAGCACCGGTCGATGTTCCGGTCGATGTTCCGGTTGATGTGCCAGCCGGTGAGGACATGGGACCGGCGGACGATGGTGCCGTTGGCGAAAGTCCGGAAGTGCCGAAACGGCGGAAGCCGAGGAAGAAGTGGGTGGGGTGATCGAGGTAGGAGATGCGTGTCACGGGACACAGAATGCGACTGACGACACAACATTTGGAGCGGGCTGGCATCCCAAGAAGGTTCTGGGATGTCCGACTGGACCAAGTGCCCCCAGATGTCCGTGAACGGATATGTGCATATCTGCGTCATCTCGGAGACATGCTGGAGTATGGGGAAGGGTTGCATCTTCATGGGGCGAACGGCACTGGGAAGACTTCAATCGCTGTGTTGGTGTCGATGGAGGCGTTGAGGCTTGGGGCGACTGTGCTTTTCACTACGGCAGAGGAGCTTCGTCGAGGGTCGATCGAAGAGGTGTGGTTTGATGACAGCCAACTCATCATCGATCGGGCGCGCGAGGTCGATCTTCTGGTGATCGATGACCTGGGCAAGGAACATCGTGGGGACAGTGGGTATGCCGAGCGGTTGTTGGAGGATATTCTGCGTCAGCGGTCTGCTCGGCGGCTGTTGACCGTGATCACGACGAACGTCCCGATCGGAACGTCGAAAGATGGGACCGGTTTGTTCGGCTTGTACAGCCGATCCATGTTGGATGTTTCCCGAGAATCCCTCCGGTCAGTTCCGGTGTCAGGACAGAATAAGCGCCGGTCGGCTGGCGCGGTCGCGTAGGTACAGTCGATGAACTTCGACAATGCGATCCTTTGGCTCGCTACCAGAAACGCTCGCTCGTTTAAGGAATGCAAAGAGGCCGGGATCGCAGATTGGCTCTTGGTCGGGGCGCATCGTAGGGCATGGGCATTTGTTGTTCGGTATGTGGCCGACAACCCCGGCGTCATTCCACCGCTGTCTCTAATCAAGGATGACTCAGGCATCGAGGTTGTTCCCGTTGAGGACGGGGTAACCATTCGCTATGTGGCGGAGAAGCTTTTCGAGCGGAAGCAATTTGGCATTCTTCAGCACCATGTCGTTGAGACGGGAAAGATCCTTGAACGCGGTGATCAGAAGGCTGCGCTTGAGCGGACGCTTGGTGATGCGGAGAAGCTGCGCAGACTCAGAACTGCCGGATTGCGGGTTCATACGCTGGCGGACACCGTTCGAGATGTACAGGACCAGTACAGGCGGGTTGCGGCTGGAGCGCGCGGAATTGAGTTCCCGTGGGAGAGTCTAAATCAGATTACATTCGGCATGCATCCTGGGACGCTCACGTTCTGGGTGGCCAGGCCGTCCACGGGAAAGACCTGGGCCGCAGCGATCTCGGCGGTTTTCGCGTGGCTAAAGGGACATCGGGTGTTGATCGTTTCCCCGGAGATGGACCGTGTTGAGCTTGCAGAGCGGATTGTCTCCTATCACGGACGATTCAACTATTCGTCACTGATTTCGGGAATGCTTGGCGCCTACGCCGAGCCGAAGTTCGACGAAGAGATCGAGTTCCTGGCCGACCCGGTTCGGAGTTTCGCCGATCGATTCTTCATCCTCGACGATGATGTGATGATGTCGCCGACAGCGATCGAGGAAGCTGTGGATGCGGTCGAACCAGATGTATTGTATGTCGATTCGACCTATATGCTTCGGGTCGTTGATGACGAGCGGTTCAGGAAGTATTTCGGGAAAGGTGACAAGAAGGAACGTGTAGACGCGGTGGCGGAGTGGTTGCGGTCGAATGGACGCAGGAGGAGGATCGCAACTGCTGCTGTTTCGCAGCTCTCCCGAGAGGCGAAGAAGATCAAGAAGAAGAGCCAGCGGAAGGTGAAGGAGGGCGTTTCAACCGGCGGACTCGAGGACACGCTGGCTTTCACCGACGTTATCCTCCAGCACAGTCATAACGTCTTTGCACTCATGCGCGATGACGACATGGCGTTGAACAAACAGATGGCGGTCGTGATTCTGAAGGTTCGGCGCCCGATCAAGATGACGAGGACGGTCATGCTCAACTGGAACATGGACACCATGGATTTCAGCGAGATCGGACCGGAGACCGAGCCACAGTTTGAGGATCGTGGCTACGATGACGTGGAGCCCTTCTGATGGAGTGGTGGGTATTCATCGGTGCGGTGGGTGTCACACTGATCATCTCAAAGGGGGAGATATTTGCTGGTGTTCGCAGGTATCTCGTCGGGTTTGCGCGGTGGTACAACCCGCTCCGATGGATCGGGAAAGCCATGCGGTGCTCGATGTGTTCTGGATTCTGGGTTGGCGTGGTGTTCTCGATGGTGCTCGGCTTTCCGCCCTTGGAACTGTTCGCTATGGGTGGTTGTGTCAGCCTGGTGTCGTTGGTGATGGGGTGCGCTGTCACATGGTTTGAGCGTGCCACATGTGCTGACGACGGCGGTGACGATGTGTTTGATGGCGCGGTCCCATCATCAGATGATCAGATGACGGTGTTGGATGGGATCGCTCAAATGCGCGAGTTGCTGGATCGGACGCGACGTCGTGTTGAGGTGGAAGAGGAGAAGGAGAGGGAGAAGGATGAGCGTGGTGAAGGACAGGTTCGGGGTTAGACCGCTTAGTTTTTTCATCTACCTGGCCGAGTTCGGTCAGCCTGATCGGTCTCCTGGTGGGATCATCTATGATGACGGGCCGGAAGCGTCTTCTCGTTACTTCGGAAGCGAGTGGCGGTTTGGTCTGGTTCTGGCGACTGGTCCTGGGATGTTCAGTCGGCGTGGCATTCGGATTCCGTTGACCGATCCCAAACCCGGTGATGTCGTGATGTATTCGCGCCGGATGGGACAGAAACTCAACCTGCAGTACAACCATCCAGAGTATGGCTTGCTGTGGGTGCGTGTTATCGACCAGAACCAATGCGAGGCAGTGGTCGAGGACTTCAAGCCATGGTGGGTTCCAGCCGACTGCCAGAAGTCGCCGCAGCTCATCTTCAACACCTGAATTCTTCTAGTATCCCGGCGCAACCGGTTGCGCCAGACGGTTGACAAACGTAAAACTATGCGCATGGTTGGTGGTGATGGACCTGTCTGTGTTGGCGTCTGTTTTCATCTTGCTGGGGAGCAAGGTGAAACGGGGTTCTGGGAAACTTCGGGTGACGTGTCCGTTAGCCTCTCGTTCTCATGCATCTCGTTCGGATGAAAGACCTTCGATGGTTGTGTTCCCAGAGGGTCAGCGTGGTGATCCAATTTGCGCTTGTTCTGCGTGCCATTGGAAGGGCGCCGTTGTGCGCTTGGTGGATGAGCTTGCTGATGCAGGGATGGACGTTTCCAAGGCCCGCGAGATGCTCACCGGAGAGGCCGCCAAGAAGACAGATGACCAACCTCAAAAGAATGAACGCAGGGAAATCATTTCCCGAGTGCGGGCGCTGACGCATGATGGCGTGTCTCGCGCTCGTGTTCAGCGAGCTGGGGCATGGTTTGACCCTCGGGCGGTGGACCTCGGTGACAATGTTCCTGCGATGCCAGACGATGCTTTCTCCAAGTACGGTCGGGGTGTGCCGCGGTATGCGCTGGATAGAGGGCTCACGCTTGAGACATGCAGGGCGTGGGGACTTGGGCACGACCGGCGCGCTCGTCGCCTTATGTTTGCCCTCCGGGATCATCGTGGGCGTCTCGTTGCGATGTCCGGTCGGCTCTACGCATGTTCAGTGTGCGGATGGTCGTGGCCGCCGCGCGAGAAGCAGCCAAGGGACTGTGGTTGTTGTGGTCGTCGGTTGCCACCGAAGTTTCTTCATTCGAAGGGGTTCAAGCGGGAGTTTTTCCTGTACGGGGAGGTTCGCAAGGACATTGACAGAGGGGACATCATCTACGTTGTCGAGGGCAATATCGACGCGCCGATGCTCTGGCAATACGGATATCGTCCTGTCGTGGCAACATTGGGATCGAACGTTTCTGATGTTCAGGTTGAGAAGCTGGTTGCATGGTGGAACCACATTCTCATCGTGCAGGATGCCGATGATGCGGGCGACAGCATGGTTCGGCTCGTGAAGTACAAGGTCGCGGGGCGCAAGAAGGTGAGCAGTGTTCGTCCGTTGGATGGCATGGACCCTGGTAGTATGTCGGTAGACAATGCTGTGGAATTGCTCGGGAAACCTCCGTTCGACCCGTTGACATAGACGAAAGTCGAATTACAATTGAAATGGAAAGCCAAGACCATTGTGGTTACGGCAAAGGAGGCATGAGATGTCATGGAATCCGGTAGGGTATGAGGAAGGACGACTGCACTACAATCAAGAGGAGGGAGGTGCCCGACTGGTCTATCTGAAACAGGGGGACAAGAGGCGGTACCTTGTCCTCGACGAGCAGCCGTTCACGCTCTGGTCGCACGAGTACTGGACGAGGATCGGACGTGGGCGTCGGAAGAAGATGGTCCAGCCATGTCGAACGCGGAACAGGTTGGATGATTCCTGCATCATGTGTGAAAGCGATGAGAAGTCGGTGCAGGCGTGTTCGTTCGCTGGCCATCTGACGGTGACAGCCGTCACGCCAGTCCGGACGGACAACGGTGTGTACTGCTTCGATCGACAGATCCTGCGAGCCAAGGCCGGGTCGCAGAAGAAGCCGGGCATGTTCCACGTCATCGAGGCGATCCGCAAGGACGTCGGAGGCAGTCTCAAGGGAGTGATTCTCGAATGCACGAGACAGGGAGAGATCTCGGAAGTCTGCGGGGATTCGATCATTTTCCCGCGGAGCACCGAGCGCGTGACAGACATCGAGGCGTACCTGCGACCGAGAATCGCCAAGTATCTCGAAGAGGTGAATCGGCGGCTTCCGCGCGACAAGCATCGGACAGTCGAAGACCACCTGAAGTGGCATCCGGTCACCCCATTTGACTTCTTCAAGCTCTTCGAGCCCCTTGATCTGAAAGAGCTGAAGCGTCGGCTGGCGTCCAATTCGAGAAGCGATGATGGTGGTGGTGGATACGGTGACGATTCCAACGGGCGTGATGGCCGTGAGGGTGTTCCGCCGCCGAACGATGAGGACTACTACGGCGGCGGAAACAGCAGCGGTACGAACGGCCGCTCATCTGGACAGAACGATTCTGGTGGAACGCCGACCGATTTCGTGGATGACGAAGTGCCTTTCTAAGATAACCTTTTCTTGACCTTCCTATTTGACAACGACAAAACAATGACGAGAATCGGACCATGAAGATTGTGGTTGGCGGACAGGTCTGGTTTCGCAAGGATGCAGGGTTGTTGGAACTCGTTGAAAAGCTCCGAGCGGACCTCACGATCGAGCGAAAAAAGGTCGGTGATTTCGGCGATGATGATGATGGGCCGGAAATGGTCCGGCTGTATTCAGAGACGGATGAGTTGTTTGGCATCCCGCGATCGTACTTCTTCTCGAACGTCGTGGCGCAGCACGACTATGAGTGGAGGCTTTCTCTCGGTCGGCCGATCAACGTGACGAACACGCTTCGCCACGAGGGCGCATACGCCGAACAGGGCGAGGCTATCGATCGGTTCATGGCGACGTTCAGCACGGCGCGCAAGCGGCTCGAGGCGGTCCATGATGGTCTGGCGACGCCAGATGGTGTTCGGTGGGTCAGGGATGCGGGGGCGATTCTCCAGGCCAAAACGGCATGGGGCAAAACGGCGTGGGCGCTCGGACTCGCCGCACGACTTGGTGTGACCACGTTGATTGTGGTTCACAAGGAATTCCTGATGCGGCAGTGGGTGAGCCGGATCAGAAAATTCCTTCCGGACGCTAAGGTCGGCATCATTCAGGAAAATCGGTGCGAGTTCGAGGGGCGCGACTTCGTCGTGGCCATGGTCCACAGTCTTGCGTTGGATGACCTGAATGGCTCCAGGTATCCACAGGGGATGTATGACTATTTCGGGTGTGTCATCAACGACGAGGTCCACAGGATTTCGGCCAGTAGCTGGTCTGAGGTTCCGAAGCGGTTTTCAGCGTTGTTCCGCATCGGCATTTCGGCGACGCCTCGTCGGAAGGACGGTACGGAGGCCGTTTTCCGGCATCACATCGGGGATGTGCGGTTCGTTGCGGTTACGCCAGCCATTCCGGCAACGGTCGCGGTACGACGATTCAATGCACAGTTCAGCGAAAAGGTGAGCAGCGGGGAACTAAAGTCCTCGATTGTGCTCTCCATCCTGGCGAAGGACATGACGCGTAACAGGTTCATCGCGCGGTCGATCATCGATGCTCTGCGGCATTCTTCCAAGCGGAAGGTCTTGGTCTTGAGTCATCGGTTGGAGCAACTCGATGAACTCGAACGGTTGATTTCTGGTCATCGTGATGCGCCTGCCGATTTGACGATAGGACACTACACGGGTGCGTGGTACTCGGGTGAAACGAAGGCTGTGCTTGCGCATGGACTGTGGAAGATGGACGACGAAGGGCGCGCGAAAGCTGTGCTCGCCATCTATCAGTCGATCAGTCGGCGCAAGGCAGGGGAGAAGGGGAAGATCGTCAATGGAGCGTGCGTTTCCGGTGTCGACGGATTGTGTCAGGGTGGGAAGGCACACGTCGTCTGGATCGACCCCGAAGCAACGTCGGTGATTCTCCGTTGCATGCGGCCGGAAGGTTCGTGGATTGCGCTTGAGGCACTTTCGGACGACGAACTCTTCGCGGCCGCCGCCTATTACAATGTTCGGCAGGACCGGAAGCGGAGCACTGTCCAGCAGACCGAGGATGATCTGCGGGAGGCTGAACGGGCGCGAATGATCCTCGCCACGTATCAACTCGTTGAGGAGGGCGTGGATTTACCGCCTGTGGATACCCTGGTGTTGGCAACTCCGAACAGCGACATCGAGCAGACGATAGGGAGGGGGCGCCGTCGGTGTGTTCCCGTGGCTTGCGGCGGTGTCATGGAACCTGATGACTGTCGGCACTTCTGCTCATGGCGGTTGGAAGGGTGCCGGGGAAAGCCTGCGCTCATGGTCTTGGACCCCGTAGACACGGGTGTGGATTTGGCGGAGAGGCGGTACAAGTACCGGGCGAGATATTACAGTTCCGAGGAGTTTCGGGTTGTTTGACAAAATTGGAAGTGCGATTATCCTGTTGTTGAGGTGGTTCTACTATGGCTGATATCGGTGTTGGAACGGAGACACATGGTGATGATGATGCTGTCGCCAAACGAAGGGCGTATTTCAAGGACTGGTACGGAAGAAACCGTGAGGACATTTCACGGCGACGGCGAGAGCGATATGTGAGTGATTCAGAGTACCGGAAGAAGATCAAAGACAGGAGCAGTCGGGCATCTCCTGGGCGTCGGATGGGACGGCGCGTTCGGTGTTTCCACGGTCCACATGGTGATGTGTGTTTGATTTCGATTCGATGCTTCGCCGACATGATTGGTCGTGGCATCCAGACCATCCGGCGGTGGCATCGGAGTGGTGCGTTGCCACCTACCCCGTTCATCACCGACACAGGTATTGCCTACTACACACCGGCAATGGCGAAGGTAGTGGTTGGTGTTCTGGGCGCCGCCGAGTATCGGCAGTCACATGAGGAGTTCCGTCGGAAAGTCGAGGATGGGTGGCGGGCGGCTGAAATTCCAGTCGGTGTGGAGACCTTGGAGGAAGCTCTGAAGATGTACCGTGGGGAGGAGATCCCTGAGTCGATGATCGGTCCGAATGCGTGTTGTATCTGCCACCAAGACGGTTGACAAAAACGAAACAATGCTCATGCTGGTGTGGAGTTGGAGGCGATCATGAGCGGAAGGAAACTGAAGAAGCGCCCGGCAAAGAGCATCCCGCAGACGCAGAACATCCAGTCGGGGGCTCACCAAAAGATCATGAGTTTCCGCAAGGAAGTCACACGGTCGGGCGAGACGGTCTCCCTTGAAGAGTGGGAGAACGTGCTCGGGGAGGTCGAGATTCAGGGGGAGCCCGCTGTCGTGAGGTGGGCATATGGTCGAACGAAGAATCTCGGCAATTTTGAGTTCCTTCGTCTTGACTGCGGGGTGTCCATCCCATGTGCGCCCGGTGAGGTGGTTCAGATGTTCGGGGCGGCGCAGGGGCTCGTTCGTGCAGCCCTGACCGATTTCATGGATAAGAAGAACAAGAAGAGCGGCGATTCCGGGAAGGGGTTCTGATGTCCGTAGATCGAACACGCGCCATCCTCGGCGCGGTCGTCAAGAAATTTGGTCAACGCGTGGCTGGCAATGCGACGACTATGGTGGGGGAGCGGAAGCGCATCCCTATCGGGCCGCTCCTCCTTGACGTCGGCCTTGGTGGTGGCCTTGCAGTTGGAACCACCAGTCTCTTCTATGGCAATCAGGGGTCGGGGAAAACGACGACGGCAATGCGCGCGGTTGGCGTTTTTCAGGGTTTGTGTCGTCGTTGTATGCGGCCAGCCCGCATCCTCAACGTTCTCCACCCAGATTCGGGCAATCCGGACGATCGGTGGACCGCCGAGGGGTGGTGTGATTGCGTGGCGATCGGGCTTGAGCCGATGCCACCCGTTCCGCCAAAGGAGAAAGAAGAGAAGCCGAAGGACTATCGTGAGCGATGCGAGGCCTTTGAGGGGGCGATGCGCGCGAACTCCTACGAGGAGTGTGTTGCGCTGTGGATCGATTCGGAGAATGCATTCGACGCTGCATGGGCGGTTCGGCAGGGCATGGACCCGCGGCGTCTGATGCTTGTTCGCCCAACGACGGCGGAGGAGGGGGCAGATGTTGCGAAGGCATTCGCACTTTCGACCGTGGTTGATTTCATTGTGATCGATAGCGTTGCCCAGATGACGCCGTCGCTGGAGGTCGAAGAGTCGCTGGAGAAATGGCAGCAGGGGCTCGCGGCTCGGGTCATGAACAAGACTATTCGGGCATTGATCGTTGGTGCTGTTCAGACCAGACGGGCTGGTGGGCATGGATTGACGCAGATTCTCGTCAATCAGACGCGGATGAAAATAGGTGTGATGTACGGCGATCCGACTACTGTCCCCTGTGGTCTTGGTCAACGATTTGCGGCGAAGGCCGAGATCAGGTTTTTGTCATCGAAGACCGAGATGAGGGATGAGCAGTACGACACGAAGAATGACGTCGTTGCCCAGCCAGTCCGCGAAAAAATCAGCTTCAAAGTCACGAAGAACAACACTGCAAGCATGGGTGTGTTTGAGGGCGATTACCTGTTGGTGAGCCGCCCTGATGGTCGGTACGAGATCGGTGATTTTGATGATGACGAGAAGTATTTCAAGTTCGCCATGCACTATCTCGTCACGAAGGAGAAGGGCGAGGGGTACGTGATTCTGGGGCGGTCGTTCCCGACACAGGATGCTCTGCAACAAGGGCTGATCGATGACCGCGAACTTCGGAAAGAGGTCCGTGACTTCTTGTTTCAGAAGTTGGTGTGGGGAAAGTAGTCGCGCATCCAGAGGTTGCTCCGAAGTACATCCAGTCGGTCGGGCGTGGTTCCACTGTCTGTCACGCTGCCTTGTGGATCGATGTCGATGCTGTGCGGGAGGCAATTCGGCTGTGAATGTCGTTGGAGAGAAGGAATTCCGTCAGAGCCCATGTCGGCTGTGCTTGGAGAAGAGATCATGAAGGAGCGAGTTACATTTGGACGCCGGTGGCCATCATGCCCGGCATGGTGATCCCGAGTCTGTTGCGTCCCGACGACGCCAAACGGAAAGCCGTCCACGTTGCCCCCAAACGCCACGAGCGGGCGATCGCCCAGAGGCTTTCGGGGAGGCAGACGCCAGCCTCTGGGGCGCTCCCATGCGCTAAAGGCGACGTCCGTGGCGTCGAGGCTGGCTGCTTCGAGTTCCTCGTCGAGTGCAAGACCACGCAGCGCAACCGGTTGCGCCTTGAGCCCAAGTGGCTGGCCAAGATCACAGCGGAGGCTGGTCCGACGAGGGTTCCGGCGATTGCCATCCGATTTCGGGAGGAAGTCATTTCCGAGCATGCATTGAAATATGGTGCCGAAACAGAGGCGGATTGGGTGCTTATTCCGATGTCTATTTTCGAGCGTATTCAGAGCGCTCTCGCGGATGTAGAAGATGATCGATAGCAGGGCGTTTGACGCACGCGTGCTTGCCACATGTAAAAAGATCGAATCATTGGCGTCGCAACCAGATGTGAATAGCCATTCCGATCCTGCGTGGAAGGCGGTCGATGCGATCATCTCGAAGATCTATACCCATCTGACAGATGAGGGGGAGGATGACCCACCGGGGTTTCTGTACACCTCGCTGCTTCGTATTCTGGCAGACGATCATGTGGCGCATGGGAAGTATACGATTGGCGGTTTGGTGGCGCTGACGACGCGGGCGCAGCAGACGCAGCGGTTGGTTGATGAGTTCCGTCGTCTCGATGATGAGGATGGTGTGAAGTTCGTTGTTGATCCGTATCGAGCCGAGTTTCTGGGGAAGTTCGAGTCTGACATGCATCGTGGCGCCCTCATGAAGGCGGTCAGTGACGAACTGTTGGCGCGTGGCGTGAAGAGGATGGCACGCGACAATGGGTGACTTCTTCGACGCGCTGTTTGATGAAGAGCCAAAAACCGTCTCTGGTTTGATGGCGGATTCGTATGGAAAAGCAGTGCGGCGGCGACAGTTCCATCATGGAATGTGGTTCTCGCCGTCGATGCTGGCTAGATGTCGGCGAGTACTTTACATCAGAGTCCGCGACCAGTTGACAGAGGTCGGGGTTGATTCACCGGAACTAGAATTTGCGGCCGATCGTGGTACGGCTTTTCACAGGATGACGCAGCAGCGGCTAGGGCGGCTTGGTGTCTTGTTCGGGGGGTGGAGGTGTTCAGAATGTGGACACGTCCATGGCATTGATCCAGATGATGATGCGTTGCTGGGCAATGGGTTGCGTCGAAAGGTGACTGTTCGATCTGCTGTGCCGATTCCACTCGTGTGCGATGGTTGTGGCGCGACAACGGAACAAGGACAGTCGTTCGAATACGTCGAACCGACTGTTTACGATGAGTCGATTCGACTCGCTGGCCGGATAGATGGGATCGTGTTTCTCAACGGGCAGTTCATCATCATCGATGTCAAGACGGTGGGCGTGTTCGAGAGGTTGTGGCGACCCAGAGCGTTTCCTTTTGATGAGCATGTTTTTCAGGTCAACCTCTACATGGGGTTGAGCGGGATTCGTAGGGCGGTGATTTTGTACGAGGCGCGAGCAGAGGAAGAACTGTCGAGGTTCTCATTCGATGCTCCACTTGGTTTTAATCAGGAGATGTACGATGAGCAATGTTCCTTTGTTCGGAGACTTGCCGCCATCGGAACAACCGAAGCCAAGGCGTCGGATGGCGTCGAAGCCGGGACCGAAGTCCCTTGCTGTCAATATGGAGGCCGCCGTTCGTGGGGTCCGTGCGAATGCTCGTGGCTATCATGTTGATTCGAAGGTCATGGGGATCGATCTCGCCCCAGCGCATACGGGTGTGGTGATCCTGACGGAGCATGGGCATCTACTTCGTGCGATAACGATGCACCATCCGATCAAGCGGAGGAACATATCGTCGGAGGAAGTGGATGCGGCCGAGACAGAACGTCTTCTGCAAATTGCCAACGAGATCGTTGGGTATGCGAAGACGTTCTCCGTGGGGTACGTCGGAATCGAAGCGTTCGCGTTTTCTCGACGGTTTCAGGCACATCAGCTCGGCGAGCTTTCGGGTGTTGTGCGGACGCAATTGTGGCTTACCCGTCGGATTGTTGCGCGGAAGATTTCGATCACGGGCGGTCGATTGAAAGTCCTCGGGTATGGTGGGAGTCTGAAAAAGAAGCAGATTTTCGATGCGGTGATCGGAGGAGAGGTGGCCATTGCTACGGAACATGAGGCTGATGCGTGGGTTGCTGCCTTCGCACTATTTCTTGACAAATGTAAAAGAGTGGTTTGAGGTCATCACATGGAGTCCACGAATCTTGTCGCGTTAACAGGCGAGGATGGTGTGTTGGTCCTTCGTTCCGATGAGCGGCGGGCTGCGGAGGTCCATCGCCGTCTGCTGGATATCGAGGTGTCGATCAGAAGTGCTCAGTTCGATGTCGCCGAGTTGCTTTGGGAGATTCATCGCTACCACCTATACCGGAAAATCGCAGGTGGTTATCCGACGTTCCATGAATACGTCGAGGATCAGTTCGGGATGGGTGAACGGCGGGCGCAGTATCTTGTGGAACTGTGGGAGTACTTTGGTGTTCGGTGGCGCGAGTGCCCGGATATGCTGGCCGAAGCACGTCGTGTGGGATGGGCGGCCGCGAAGGAGCTGGTGGGGATCGTTACACCTCAAAACTTCCGCGACTGGTTTCGCATTGCGGAGGAGGGGGGGGTACGCAATCTCAAAGCAGCGAAGCGCGCCGCACTGGACGATCTGGCGGCGAAAAATCGCAAGCAACTGCCAGAGAAGATTCCTGATAGAGACACAAATCCGCCGGAATCGGCTGATCCAAAGAAGAGTTCAATGTCAAAGCAGGCTGTCCAAGAACTGCTCACCAGCGCACCGCTTGCAGTTCCAGATGAGGAGCTGATGAAGAAGGTACTGGAGAAGAATGACGAGTGGGTGACGCGTGTCTATCGGTTTCACAGGGACATGTTGGAGTCGGTGGACGCTGCCGTTGAGGTGTGTCGTCGCCAGTCTGAGGGTCGCGCGAAGGATGCGTCATTTTGCCTGGATATGATCTGTGTGTCATTCCTGGCGTCGGCGGCTTCAGCCGATGTGTGTCTACAACGCGATGAACTGCTGCGCGGGGTGGAGCGGATCACCGGGTTGACGCTGGTGGCTGTCGACGAGAAGACGAAAGAGATCGTGTACGGGCAGGACGCTGCCGAGCGCATGTCATCAGGGAATTGAATTCCATTAATCGTTTTGTTTGTAATCAGGATTGTGGCCAAGAAAGGTCGTTTGGGAGTCGAGATGAACACGGATCGAAATAGCGAGAGAACGTATCAGCGGACAACACTGACCAGCATAGAGCGTGGTCGGGTGATGGCGCGCGTTGAAATGTCGCGTTTGGAACTTGGGAATGGGGAGCTTGGGCACCCATTCCTGTCGCTGATCATCGAGGTTGGGAGGGGGTTCCTCGTTTTGAGGTTCAATGCAGATCAAGAACCGTCAGATGTGGATGCGCTCGTCGAAATCGTCAGGACACTGAACATGGACCCGACATTGTATGGGGATTATCAGAGGGCGTTGACCCAATGGAATGAGGAGAAGGAGGCACGAGACCAGCGTCGTCGAGAAAAAGAGGATGGGAACGGCGGGAATCGTGCGCGTGGGCACGGGCTCGGTCAGTACTCCAGGCCCGGCAAGACCGAACGGAAGAGGCAGAGAGGGCGCAGTGATGGTCGTCGGGAGAAGAGGTGAATCATGCAAGTGAGTCGAGAAACTGTCATGGCTGAGATCGCCAACGCGATCGACGTCCTTGGCTCGTGGAGGTGCGAGTTGGAAGCGCCTCGTATTTGTCTCAATGGCGAGGTCGTTGCGGCTTACCCGGATGGTGTCCCCGAAGGGCTCCGTGTCGACGAACTCGATGGGATGGACCAGAAGATGCTTCGGGCGGAATTGCTACTTGTGGCGGGCAAGTTGGAGGTGCTGGCGCAGTTGTGATAGATTCGTCTCATGTCTGATGTAGAAAAACTCATGTTCGGTGAGACGATACGATATCTCCAGCAGGTCGTGGTGAAAATCGGCGATGTTGGAAATGCGGCTGGTGGAATCCTCGAAGCCGCAGAGACCAGCAGCTTCGATCACGTCGCGGTCGAGAATGCATTTCGTTCCCATGGGTTTCCGATGGGTGCCGCATACGGAGACTTCATGAGGTTCCGTGTTGCATTCGTCGAAGCGTTAGGCACGGAAGTCTTGCTGCGGAAAGCCGATGGCAGCACGCGTTCGCAAGTTCCTTCGGACATCTCGAGGCTCACGGCGATAGAGTTGGCGGAGGACGCGAAGCGAATCGCACGTGATATGAGGGCGGCACTCCATGAAGCGACGCGGATGGGGGCTGGTGCCATCGATGCACTGAACCGTGTCAACAAACGAAGAAACATCGGCAACGATGAGCGGAACGCGGTGGTGGAAGGGCTGGTGGAGAATGTCTATCGGCCGTTCTGCGATGTCGTGTACCGATATCTTGGCTTCGCTGGAGGAGCGATTCGACGGGTGAACGCACGGACGAAAATGACCTCCGGGCGTTCGATCGATTTCCGGCCGGGAAAGAAGGAAGATGTCGAAGGCGTCATTCCGCAATCCCTGCTTTACGCGGTCGTGGAGAATCTTCGGCGTGAGGAAGTGTACGGCGGCACGGCGCCATCGAATCGGCTGGGTACACTGTCCAACGAGAGAACCAGATTCATGACCGGTGAGTGGTGGCGCGGAATGAGAAGCAAGGTCAACTTGACCGATGCGGATTCAGTGTACGCATCGAACCTGGTTGAAGCCGGTCGCATCAAGGCGAGGAACCCCGGGGCGACGATCGTCGAGAATACCGATGAGAGCATTCCATCTCACCTCGTGGATTGGAAAGACATGATGGCGCGTCTTCCATGGGCGGACGATCCGATGATTTCGGACATTTGATGCGATAACCACTCCCTCACCAGCCAACCTGCATCCACTTTGCATGTTCATTTGTGTGGAATCTTGACCATGATGCTGACGAAGATGATACTTTGATTGATGTCAAAAGCATTCTATGAAGAATTCAAGGCACAATCCTTCATTGGACAAGTGGATGATCTGATCAGGGGGAACAACAGTGCGACCGAGATTGCACGATTCGTTCAGGATTCGTTGAAGCAATGTGTTGGCGTAAAATTCAGTCGTGTTCGGCACGCCGTCCTGAACAGAATGGATGAACTGAGTGAGACAGACGACGACGTTGCGGACGATTTTCTTCCTGGTGTTGAGCCTCAAACGCTGTATCCGGGGGACGATGATGGCAAACGAAAGCCACGGCGCATGGGCGCGATGTCGGCGCAGATGTATCGTGTTGCTCGTGGCGGGGTCAATGCCATCATCGAGGTTGAGTCCGCAATCCTTATGCAGCGCGATCGCATAGACGAATTGGTGCGCGTCGAGAGCGAAACCGGACAGATCAGCGAGACCTTGCATCGAGACATCGAGACCTATCGGAAGTTGCTGTTGACCCACGCCGAACTACGAAAAATGCTTGGATTTATTGGTGGGGCGCCACAAGATGCAATTAAGGTCTCGCTCGATGTTCAGGGAATCGGAGAGAGCTTCGGCAAGGGTGTGGCCGAAGCAATCGCAAATCCTCAGTCGAGGACGAAGTTGTTAGCGATTGCTAAGAGAATGGTGGCGGTTGCGTCAAGGACAGACGAGCATGCTGGGGGTGAGAGCGGCGAAGGGGACGAACTGTGATCATCGTTGATGATGGTCGACCGAGGTCGATCTATACAAAGGGCGAGGAGGAAGATGATCTTGAGGGCATGATCGCTGCCCTCAATGATGAGGAGCGGGAAGCGCTCTTTGCAATGTTGGAAGATGAAGATGGTTCGCTGATCCGCCAGGTGATGCGCGAGGATTATGAACGCGAGCCAGTTGGGCCGATCCAGTTTCTCGAAGATGACTACTACCTCGGTGTGACCGGGTCGAGAATGTACCCGAGACTCAAGGATGACTTTGTCGAGTTGTTCGATGGCGGATACACATCTGTAGCACTTGGCGGATCATTAGGGTGGGGGAAATCGTGGTTTTCTGCGTGTGCATTGCTGTATGTCGTATACCAGATTAGCTGTTTGAAAAACCCACAGCGAACCTATGGGTTGGCGCCAGGTTCGCAGATCGAATTTGTTCTGGTTTCAATCACGAACAAGGTTGTCCGGATTAGGCTTACCCCCGAGATTGCGTCGAAGATGGACGCGTCTCCTTACTTCAAGGACTTTCTGACGTTTGAGTTGGCGCAGTCGATCATGGAGGTGAGGATACCTGCCAAGAAGATCATGATCGTTGGCGGATCGTCGCAATCGGTCTCTATCGGAGGTAACGTCTTCGGCGGAATCATCGACGAAATCTCATTCATGAGCGATGTTGGGGGAACTGCGGTGCGCGGATTGAACATGACGATGGACCGTGGGGAGGCGGTGGCATCGAGCATTCTGCGTCGCATGAAGTCACGATTTCAGAAGTTCGGCAAATTGCCAGGACTTCTGTTTCAGGTGTCATCGAAAGAACGTCCTGTTGCATACATCGAAAAGTTGATCGATCAGGCTAGAGAAACGCGTGACCCGTCTGTCTTTGTGCGTGAGTACAGCATTATCGATTTGAAGCCGCGTGAAACGTTCTCTGCGCGGACTTTCAAGGTCGCGGCTGGGAATGAGCGCATTCGACCGATGCTCGATCCGACTCCAGAGCAGGAGGAAATCTACAGAGCGGCAGGGTTGAGGGTGATCGATATCCCGGAAGATTTCAGGAACGATTTCGAGCGTGACCTGGAAGGGTCTTTGCGGGAAATCGCAGGCGTCTCGACGGAATCGGTTTCTCCATACATCCAGCGAACCGACAAGATTTTCGAGGCGCATGATCGGGGCGTGTCTGCTGGTGCTGTTTCGCCATTGGATGACGACGAGTGCGTGTCAGGGACAACGCTCCAGTTCTTCTGGGAGAGGGTTGCGCGGCGGCATGTGGTGAAATTGCCGCATGGCGGCGAAGAGGTGGTGTGGGAGCCGATTCGTCATCCTGATTCCAGGCGGCATGCACACATCGACCTGTCGGTAACAGGTGACGCTGCCGGGTTGGTTATCGGCCATGTCGTGGATTATGTTGAGGTAAAGCGTCGGGATCGTGGAGCCAATGAATACACAGACGTTGCTCCGGTCATCGAGACGGACTTGGTGTTGAGAATCAAACCCCCGCCAGGCGACGAGATCGATTTCGGATCGATTCGAGAGATTGTCTACCTGTTCGCTGAACATGGCTTCGTTTTTCATCGAGCGACCTTTGATGCGTATCAGAGCGTCGAGCCGCGCCAGCAATTTCGGCAGAAGGGCATCGATGCCGATCTCCAGTCGATCGATTCGACGACGGCTCCATACGACACGACAAAAGACGCGCTTTATGAGGGGCGCCTCCTGTTGTGTTCGCCCTGTGATGTGTTGATCGAGGAACTCGTTGACCTTCGTCGTGTGATCGTGAAACGGGCGAATGGTCTCGCTGTGAAGGTGGATCATCCGGCCCGAAACAGGTCCGGAGGCAAAGGACGGAAGGATGTCGCCGACGGGCTCGCTGGCGTCGTGTTTTCGATTTCAAACTTCGAGAAGGGCGAGGTCGCACCGATTATCCGTGGCGGTCCTGCTGATGGTATAACGGAACCGACCTTCTCCATCGCGCCGAAGGTCGTCCAAGGAGATCGTCCTGTGCGCAAGATTGTCCGCATGCCATTCGACAGATAGGATAGGATGAGCGGCATGGCGTCTCGTATAGAAGGCTTTGTTGGTCGACTTGGTTCTGTGGTCCGCGATTTCTTCGCGCGTGAACCGGAACGGCATGCGGCTCAAGTTCAACGCGGGCTCGGGACGCCATACCTTGGTCATGGAAAGGGCTCCGTCGGCGGAGCGATGGGAGGGGCGTGGGGGCAATCTTCGTTCGTTGACTACCTCTACCTCGAACAGGATCTGGTCTCTAGGTACATCGAATACGAAGAGATGGACGATTACCCTGAAGTCGGGTGTCTCGAGGGATCGTGCATGGTCTTCACCCTTGAGTGGGGGTGGAAGCGGATCGAGGAGCTTGCTGCTTACGGAGACTCATTCTATGTCATTTCTTACGACCGCGATCGGAAATCGTTGGTTCCGGCGAAGGCTACCAAAGCGATGGTCAGCGCGCCCGATGGGCACGGAAAGGCTATGGTTCGTGTCACGCTCGATAACGGTACGCAGATCGTTTGCACGAGTGACCATCCATTCATGACAAAGGATGGAGAGTGGGTCGATGCCGGGGATCTCATGCCGACGATGCGTCTTATGCCCGGGGTCTTTCGGCTTGGGTGTCTTGGGGGATCGTTCGACGGAATTTACTGGCAAATTCATCAGCCGAGTCCTGATTCGAAGTTGCGGTCATCTGATGGGAAGCGGTGGATGTGGCTTCATCGTCTGGTTGCTGAGGAGATGCTTGGGATCGAGCAGGGTAGCGGCGATATCATCCATCATGGAAGAAATGACTCACTAAATAATTCACCAGAAAATCTTTTTATCGAGACCAATTCATCACACGCCATGCATCACATTGCTGGGATTGACAACAGCAGGTTCTTACCAGAGTGGACTGATGAACGAAAGGCCGAGCAGGCCGAGAAGATGCGTGGTAACACGTTTAGCCGTGGGTGTAAGCGCTCGGAAAAACATAAAAAAGCGATCTCCATGGCTCAGAATGGAAGGCGTAAGAGCGAAGATCATCGACTCAAGATTGGGCTTTCGCAGCCGACTAGAATTGATCTTTCCCGTGCAGATGTTGAGTCTGCGCTCAATCTTTGTGGGACCATAGCAGAGGCAGCTCGTCTCCTTGGTGTATCGTGGGGTACATTGAAGAGAAATGCAGAGCGTTATGATCTTCTAGTAGATGGAAACAACCATCGTGTGTTGCGGGTCGAGGTTATTGATGAGCGACCTGCTGTTTACGATCTTCATGTTCCTGGATTTCACAATTTTGTTTGTGATGGCGTTGTGGTTCACAACACAGCGCTCGACATATACGCCGATGACGCGACAGTTCCGACAGCGGATGACGAGACGGTCATCTGGGGATACTCAAACGATAAGGATGTGAAGCAGGAGATCGATCATGTGCTGGCGAAGGTCGGCGCGCACGATGACATCTGGGCTCAGGTTCGGACTCTCTGCAAATATGGCGACACATACGCCGAAATTGTTCTCGGTTCTGATTCCAAGGACGGTGTGATCGGGCTCAACTTCCTGCCGCCGCCGACAGTGCGGAGAATCGAACATCCGAATGTCGGGTTGTTGGGATTCATGCAGAACCCGACCGGGCTCTTTCCATCCGACCTGACAAGTTTCTGGAACTTCTGGTCGCAATACGTGGTCGGTGGAAGTTCTGCAAACATGTCAAGGGCTTATCAGGCATATGCTCAGAGTTTCTCCAAGTTCTCGACGGCTGTGATGTTTGAGGATTGGGAGGTTGTCCACTGGAGGCTGCGTGGGAAGCATCTTCGGTCGATCTATGGATACCCAGTGATCGAGCCTGCGCGTTGGCCATGGCGACGGCTGGCACTCATGGAAGACGCGGCGATCTTCTACAAACTTGAGCGGACGCCTTCGCGGCACGCATTCTATATCGACATCGGATCGGATGACGCTCGGCGCGGAAAGAAGAAGCTCGAGGATGCGCGCCGCGACCTCTCTCGCAAACGGTACGTGAACAAGCAGGGGCAACTTGACACGAGGTTCAATATTCTGGCGCCTGATGAGGATTTCTTCATTCCGGTGCGAGATGGGAAGCGTCTGACGGACGTCGAGTTGATTCAAGGTGCCGATTTTTCCGAAACCGATACCCTCGACTACTTCCGCAGGAAGTTGGTTTCATCGCTGAAGGTCCCTCAGTCCTATATGGGGTCGGCCGAGGGCGAAGCTCGGAACATGCTTTCGTCTGAGGACATCCGGTTTGCCAGGACGGAGATGCGGGTTCAGCATGCTACTCGGCGCGGGTGGCACAAGGTCATGCGGGTGCATTTCGCGGCCCAGGGCAGGCAGGTCCAACCGGAGGACTTCGACGTTCGCATGGCTGTGCCGAGCCAGATTCTTGACCTTGCTCGAAGCGAGGTGATGTCGGCGAAGGCAGACCTTGCGACGCGCTTACAGGAGATCGTCGGGACGAAGTGGGTGCTTGTGAACGTGCTTGGGTTCTCGGAGGACGAGGCGGTCGAGATTCTGGATGACAAGAGGAGTCAGGCGATCGCCCAAGCACAAACGGATGCAGAGGCCGAGCGATTGCGGGCGCCACCCATGGAGAGCGTTGCCAGTGACACGCCAGACTATGTGATTTCCAGGATGCTTCAGGCGCAATCGGTTGCGTCTGCAAGGCATCGTCGGTCATTGGACTGGAGACGCGAGTTCGAGAGCAAGGGTGGGCGGGCAGCCGAAAGGGCGGCGGACCGAAAGCTCGATAAACTCTTGGCGGAGAATGCGGACATCCGCAAACGATTGCATGCAATTGGTGGTCTTTTGAGTGATATCCGTGCGGCACACAAACCAGTCCATTTCGAGCCTCGACAACAGTAGGCTTGACGATGTCGCTGCTATTCCATACGATTTCTCCATGACGTACATGGACGCCGGGTTTATCGACGAGTTGCTGGCTGGAAGCTACGAGAGGCGTGTGACGGCGGTTTCTGAGGCCGTGCGTTCCAGGGTCGATCTCTTCGGCGACGGTGCAGAGGTTCTCGGGACCTACGGCGAGCATGCGATCGTGCTCAATCCAGACGGCAGAGCATGGCGAGTGCAGTACGAGACGGTCCAA